GCAATACGCCCCTGCCGTTATGGGCGATAGCATCATTGGTTTTGGTTACAACACGTTTGGTGCAGGTCCTATGGATCGCACACTTGCAACACAAGTACCGGCTGTTAATCGATGCGCTAATTTAATCAAAGGCGTTATAGGATATTTACCATTAGAGTTGTATAAAAAATCTACAGGCGAAGAATTAGCAAAGCCACTCTGGTGCGAACAGCCAGATATCCGACAGCCACGATCCGTCACCATTTCTTGGACTGTCGATAGTCTTATATTTTATGGAGTTGCATATTGGCGTGTTACAGAAGTTTACGCAGATGATTTAAGACCATCAAGATTTGAATGGGTCGCTAACAGTCGTGTAGTTGCACAGTTAAACCCACTAGGCACAGAAGTTTTGTATTACACAGTAGACAATGAAAAATTACCAATGACTGGTATTGGTTCATTAGTTACATTTCAAGGATTAACACAAGGCGTATTACAAACTGCAGGTCGCACAATACAAAGTGCTTTAGATATAGAAAAAGCCGCAGCCGTAGCATCACAAACACCTATGGCAACAGGATTTCTAAAAAACACTGGCGCAGATATGCCAGAAGCACAAGTACAAGGATTATTAGCAGCTTGGAAGCAGGCACGTCAAAATAGAAGCACAGCATATTTAACTAGCACACTATCTTATGAGACTGTTGGATTTAGCCCTAAAGATATGATGTATAACGAAGCATCACAATATCTAGCAACACAAATTGCACGGGCCATGAACGTACCTGCATATTACATAAGTGCAGATATGAATAACAGCATGACTTACCAGAACATTATTGATGGCCGTAAAGAGTTTGTTGCCTATTCACTGCAACCATATATTTGTGCTATAGAAGATCGCCTGAGCATGAACGATATAACTGCTAATGGCCATACCGTACGTTTTAATTTGAGTGAAACATTTTTAAGATCAGATGACAAAGCAAGACTAGAGACCATTGAAAAGATGCTAACCCTAGGACTTATTGACATTCAACAAGCAAAGGAAATGGAAGACCTAACACCTAACGGAAATGAGAGTGGCGATGTTACTTACGTTCAGTAGTCAAATAGAAAGCGCAGATGGCGAGCGTAGAGTAATCGCTGGCAAAATTGTGCCTTTTGAAACCCCTGGCAATACCAGTGTTGGCAAAGTTGTGTTTGCTAAAGGATCAATTGATGTAGGCGATCCTGGCAAAATTAAAATGCTTATGCAACACCGCAACGACAAACCTATTGGCCGTATGCAGAAGTTTAATGAGCAAGAAGATGGCATTTACGCTAGCTTTAAGATCAGCGCAAGCATGCAAGGATCAGATGCTTTGATGCTGGCAAGTGAGCAGCTTATCGATGGCCTATCTGTAGGTGTAGATGTAATTAAATCATCACAGAAAAAAGATTATATTTATGTAACTAAAGCAACCCTCAAAGAAGTAAGTCTGGTCGAGTCACCAGCGTTCACAGAAGCACAAGTAACTAAAGTTGCCGCTAGCGAAGGCGAAGCGGATGCAACAAATCAACCAACTACGGAAAGTGAGGCACAAGTGGACAACACCACCGAGCCAACAGCAGTACCAGTGGTAGAGGTTGCTCCAGTAGAGGCCGCACGCCCAACAATTAGTGCATCCTTCTACACAGAGCCTCGCTCACCAATTAAGACACAAGCACACATGCTAGAACACAGCATCAAAGCAAAATTAGGTAACCACGAATCAGCAACATGGGTTATGAAAGCAGAAGCAGACGTTGCTAAATTCTTAACCGCAGCAGATGATTCATTCACAACTAACCCTGCATTCAATCCAACACAATTTGTACCAACAGTAGTTGATACACTTATTGGATCACGCCCAGCAGTAGACGCAATCGGTTCACGTGCGCTACCTGCAGCCGGTATGACAATCTCAGTACCAAAGATCACTACTTCAGGAACAGTTGCAGAGACTGCAGAAGCAGCAGCACCTTCAGAGACAGGTATCGTATCTTCATACGTAAACCTAACTGTTAAGAAGTATGCTGGACTACAACGCTACAGCTTAGAAATTTTAGAGCGCAGCTCACCAGAGTTCTTTGCAGCCATGATCGATAACATGACACGTGCTTATAACAAAGCAACAGATGCAGCAGTGATTGCAGCATTAACAGCAGGCGGCACACAAGCTACAGCAGTAGCAGCAGATTCAGCAGGAATTATCTCCTACGTATCTAAAGAAGCACCAGCTGCATACCTTGCAACAGGTGAGTTAGCAACAAAGTACATCGCTGGTACATCACAGTGGTCACTACTATTAGGCGCAACTGATACAACAGGTCGCCCAATTTACAACGCTGCTAATCCAATGAACAATGCAGGAGTATCTGCACCAACTTCATTACGTGGTAACGTACTTGGTTTAGATCTATACGTAGATCCAAACGCAGTATCAACTACTATCGATGAGTCAGCATTTATTGTTGTACCTTCATCAGTATCAATTTACGAATCACCAATTCTTCGACTATCTGTAAATCAGCCAGCAACTGGCGAGATTGAGACAGCACTTTATGGTTACATGGCCGTTGGTGTATTGGTCGCTGGTGGCGTTCGCCGCTTTAACCTAACGTAATAAGTTAGTCAATTTAGTAATCCTCTGGGGTTTAGTAGCCCTAGCCCCAGGGGAGCTTTTAAGAAAGGACAGCATGCCAGCCACAATGGTTACAACAGCCGAGTTGCGTAGCAACTTAGGTATTGGCAGTTTATACAGTGATGCAACTGTAGAAGAGTGCTGTCAATCAGCAGAAGATTTAATCGCTGGTTATTTATGGCATAACGATGCCCCAGTAGTAGCCTCATCTATTAGCAATAACGTAGCAACTTTAGTTTTATCAAACCCTGGCATATTTACTACAGGTCAATCAATAACAGTATCTAATTGCGGTGCAACATATAACGGCACATACACATTAACAGGATCATTCCCCGGTACTACAGTGCCTGCTTCAATCGGCACAATGTTTTGGAGTACATACGCATTAAGTTCATACCCTAACGGCTACAGCTTTATTCAGTACGCAAAGACAGCTGCGGATGACAACTTTCATTTTGTTAAACCATACGGCCGAGCCCTTGGCCCAGAGCATAAAGCACAGGCTTATACTGCGACCCCTGCCATAAGAGAGGCTGCGATGATCGTAGCTGTAGACATCTGGCAAGCACGTCAAGTCAGCCAGACTGGTGGGGTAGGTATGGATGGGGTATCTGCAAGTCCTTATAGGATGGGGTACCAACTTATAAATAGAATCAGAGGCCTCATCCAGCCGTATTCAAGTCCTAATTCACTGGTCGGCTAATGGCAGCGATCTCTACCCTACGTGGCACACTAGCAACAGCCTTAACAAATAATGGCGTATGGTCAACCTTTGCATTTCCACCTGCAACCCTGCTTGCTAACAGCGTAGTGGTAACACCTAGCGATCCCTACATTGAACCAAGCAATAATAGCCAGACAAGCATCGCACCCCTGGCTAATTTTAAGATTTTAGTAACCACACCTGCATTTGACAATCAAGGCAATCTATTAGGCATAGAGAATTTTATTGTGGCAGTAGTAACTAAACTAGCGGCATCTACCCTGGTTTACAACATATCAAGTGTCTCCGCTCCAGCTATAACCAATGCAGCTAGTGGAGATTTATTAACATCAGAAATAACTGTATCAATCCTAACGAGCTGGAGTTGAAATGAGCACACATGAAGAAGACTTAGCCTTCTTGAAGAAGACAGGCCAAATTGCAAGCGCACCAAAACCAACTGCACAAACTAAGAAAGACGAGGAATAAGTATGGCAATTTATCTAAATAATAACGTAGGTGTTAAGTTGGCTACCAATGCGGCACCGACTGTACCTTCAATCGACATTAGCTCATACGTAACTAATGCCGTAATTAACCAGATCGTAGATGAACTCGAAGTCACAACGCAAGGAGATCTTTCTCACCGATTTGTGGCTGGGTTGCAATCTGGCACATTCCAACTAGACTTTATAAATGACTGGGCAGCATCTCAGGTAAACGAGACACTTAGCGCAGCATTTGGCAAAACCCTAGCAGTATCAGTAATTACTGTTAAAGGTACTGCCGTATCAGCTACCAACCCGACCTATCAATTCTCAATTTTGGTCAATAACTTAACCCCGATTGGCACAGGCGGCGTGGCAGAAATTGCAAGCAGCAGTTTATCCTTTACTGTAAACTCCGTAATAACAGTGTCCCCATCGGTGGCATTCTAATTAAGGAGTAATAATGGCAAAGCTAAAGATAACAAGGGCTAATGGTGAAGTATCAGAGCACAAGATAACACCAGGTGTTGAGTACGCTTTTGAGTTAAAACGAGGTATGGGAATTAGCAAAGCCTTGCGTGAAGATGAAAAGCAGTCAGATATATTCTGGTTGGCTTGGGAATGTTTACGCAGGGCTGGCGGTCAAGTATCTTTATCGTTTGATGAGTTTATTGACAGCTTAGATACTGTCGAGGTATTAGACGAAGAAAAAAAATAACACAGCGGGATTCAATCCTTTACAGCATCGCACAGCTGAGCGTAGAGACTGGGATACCGCCTAGAGAGTTTATTGATATGGATAGCGAAATGTATGCCGCAATCATACAAGTGCTAACCGACAGAGCTAAGGAGATCCGAAATGCCAGTAGAGGTCGTAGGCGTTAAAGATGTCCTAAAGGGCTTGAGTTTTATTGATATGGATATGCGCAGACGTGTTGTCGCAGCTGTAGATCCTTTAATGCGTGGCGTGGCTAGCAAAGCCAGAGGGTTTGTGCCAGGTAATACAGATGTGTTGTCAGGCTGGTCTAAAGCCAACGCAGGCACAGGTAAATTCCCTAAGTATGATTCTGCAATAGCCAGAGCAGGTATTGGATATAACCCTGGACAAAACAAAACATTTGCTAATGGCTTTAAGGTGTATAACTTTGTTTACAATGCCAGTCGCCCTGGCGCAATTTATGAGGTAGCAGGTCGCTTAAACCCACAGGGTAGAGCACCATTTCAGATGACACCATCTAAAGGCGCAAGCGGTACATATACATTAAATTCTCCTAAAAGCAAAGCATTTAGAGAGTTTAATTCAAGTAACCCATTTGCTAGCCAGCAATTTATAGCTGCATTACCAAAGGTAACTTCACAGCCTAAACTTGAAGGTGTAAGAGGTGGCAATAGAAAGACTAAAGGCCGTTTGGTTTACAAGGCCTGGGCTGAGGATAGTCCTAGAATTTACCAAGCAATCAAAGATGCTATCAATGCTACTGCTACACACTTTAACAAAACTACACAACAGAGGGTTGCATAATGGCCAATATAGTCGTCTCCGCCTTAGCCACCTTTAATGGCAAAGCACTTAAAAAGGGTAAGAAAGAAATATCCTTATTTGAGCAACAAGTCAATAAATTAGGCAAGACTTTTGCTAGTGTCTTTGCAGCACGCAAGTTATTACAATTTAGCAAGAATGCTGTTAATGCGTTTATGG